CGAGGAGGATGACTTCTACGCAGCACTTGCGTTGGGGTCAGAGCCATTGAAGTTCGAGGATAAGTATATCCTGAGACCGTCGTTGATCACCACAAAACTGAAACCAAGGAATCATAATCCGGAAGAAGAGACTGCCGAGGAGGACGGCGATGTCTATCTCTGCGACTATAGTCGACTCGACGCTGCTTTCACCAAGCTTATGGTGGAAATCAGGCATCAAGCGCTCGCTGAGGATCCGGTAGTAGAACCAGTTGGACTTGCAGAAGCACTCAAGGTTAGAGTCATCAGTAAAGGACCAGCAGCCATGTACACGGCGCTGAAACCCCTTCAGAAATTCATGTGGCGCACGCTCGCGGCGCACCCGATGTTTCTGATTGATGGACCCGACACTGTCGAGTATCTACAAGAGAGAATGGGAAAAGACTTGAAAGATGATGAATTTTATCTTTCAGGAGACTGGAAAGCATCCACTGACAACATTTATGGTCAATGGTCAGAAGTTATCGCAGACGAAATTGCAAATTGCGTCGCGCTGTCAGATGTAGACAGAACTCTGTTAATGCGAAGTCTCACAGGCCATGTGTTCAGTTTCGGCGGGCAGCGACTGCCCCAACGAACCGGACAACTAATGGGAAGTGTCACAAGTTTTCCTATCCTTTGTATTGCCAACGCAACGGTGCTTCGAGTGACGAATGAAATCGTCTACAAACGAGCCTGGACTCTTGCTGATGTTCGTGCTGTCGTCAACGGCGACGACGGACTGCTCAAAACCAAACGAAACGGTATGTATGTTTGGGAGCAACTCAGTAAAATGTTAGGGCCTGAAGCATCGGTCGGTAAGGTCTACTTTTCTCGAGATTTCTTCGATATTAACAGCAGGAACTATGTCCGTCTCAATGAGCCCGAAAAGTCATGGGCAACAGATGAGAAGGGGCAACAGTTCATAAAGCAGCTGTTCTTCGAAAGAACGAAATACGTGAACATGGGCTTAATGTTCGGAATGAAGAGGAGTGAGGCGGGCAAAACAGGTGTTGCCAACGCAGTCACTGGAGGCGACAAACGGGAGGGATCCTTGGGTGCAAGATGTAATGCACTCGCACAGGAATGTCCGCCGTTGTTGTGGCCAAAGGTCTTCAACGAATTCGTGCGTCAACACAAAGAGACGCTCTCGGAAATTAGAATTCCATGGTTTATGCCAGAGTGGATTGGAGGATTAGGGCTACCTCTGATGGCTAGAGACGGAACACCGCTCACGCCAGAGGCATTAATGCCACCCCTTCCAAATGCCAAGGGCCTCAACCTCACAGTTGAAGAACGCCTTGACATGCAGGGGCTCCTGCCACTCAAACGAGGACCGAGCAATATCGACTTTGCTCGCGCGACCAACATCATGATGAATTGGAGGCGACGTAGTCCGCAAAAGGTTCCTGCCGCGGCGCAATGGAAGATTCACCAAAAGGTTTTAAGTGAATTGCCAGCACGCCCGAGCGAAGAATTGCGCGACAATGAAGAAATCAACGCCTTCGACGAATTGTATGGTCGAAAATGCGTGGATGTCGTTCTACGATATCCTTTGGAAGAACTTTTGGATGACTCCCCAGTCTCCAAAGCTCTTCGGGTGCTACGGCACAATGAGAAGATCTGGCAAACCAGACCGCTCCCTGCAAAAAGCTTGAGCAGAGGGCGATGGTTTCTTGGCCTGAACGATCTTTATCGTGAACCGAAGCAAGTTGGACTCCGAGTCCAGAGAAAACGTGCGAACTCCAGAAGAATCGCGGGTGTTGTCCATCAGATCGGCAGATTTCAATTTGCCCTTGATTGATAGACACCCCGTGTACACCTTCTGTATTGTTCGAAGGACCCTTCCGAAATCCCCTTGAGGGTATAAGGTTGGGACCCATTCTGAGCCTGTTAGTGGCATGAGATTGGGATATTCGCTTCGACTTTGGTGGTTCTTAGAAGTCTGGTTTCTCTGAGGTACTCCCGTGCACATGGGAACCGTGATTGGTCGAGTCAACGCAGTGGTAACTGCGTCAACAAATTACCTCCGTGGAGGAAAGCAAGCAAGAGCAAAATCTCTTGTGGTATAGAAATTTCACTGTATAGTGATTTCAATGCCTGCGATCCAACAATCTGGGCAGATTGAAGTTGGTGGATGAATCCAACTCCGAACCTTCCGACGACTGTCATCCGAC